CTGTAAATTTTTCTGGCTCTGATAACAAAACAGAACCTGAAACCACACACCATGCCATGTGATTTGTGTCGCCCGTGTCTTTATGCCAATCGTGTCCGTCTTGGTGACTTTCCACACGGCAATAACTTGGGCTTTCAAGGCTGATATTAGGCACTTCACGCCTAATCCATTCCACAACTCTATAAATAACAGGGTGTGCAAAAGTGTGCTTACCCACCGCCAGTATCGAGGCTTCGTTTGGAGTAATGACGGATGGCACAACTTTTCTAAAAGAATTAGGGGAAGCCAAAACAAGCTTCCCCGTCATCTTGTTGTGTTGTTTTAGTCAACAACATAGGTAACAAGGAATGATAAATCCCCTGCTGTGTCACCAGCAGCGTCAAACTTCAATCCTAAAAAGTAATGACCACCTGGGTCAGTAGTGTCACCTGCATCCTCAAAAACTTTTTGACCCATAAGATTTATGTTACGAGCTTCAAAAGCAACTTCAGTGCCTGTAACAACTGCACCACGTAGGTCTGTGATAGCAGAGGCATAGCAATCGTCATCCTTCGCGGTAACTGTCGAGGAATTTTCATACAAGCCTACATCACAGGTATTAGTCGTGCCACTGTCCAAGTCGTCATTGAAAAGTTTTATGCTTACAACGACAGCGTTCGTGGGTAATACGGTTAACATCACCGTATCAGTCGCAGATAAGTCACCAGCCGCAAGGGCGATTGTGCCACAAGCAACCCGCATACGCCCATGTAAATTGCTTACATCATTTTGAGCGTGGGGAGATGCAAGGAAATTTGTGACATGAGTATGATTTACATTAGCCATTTGTCACTCCTTTCTATTCTGCACAAATGATTTCAACGACTTTATCTTCATCCATTCGGGTCGCCCCTACTGACATGCAGTAGTAGACTTGATTGGAATAAGATTTATCGCTTCTTTCGCTGATACGGGCGGTTATATCTTTACCCACAGCGAGTTTTAATCCATCTTGTGCCCAAGCAATAACCCTGCGTTGAGAGCTTGCATTTGCATCAAGACGGTTGGTTACTATGAACTTGAAACCAACAAACGTGTCAATTTCACCCTGCACTAGAGCCTTTCATACCACTACGGTTTTCACCGCCAAAAACATTGTTTGTGGTCTGGACTATCCCTTCACCCCGTAGGGTGTCGCCCGTCTAGTCTCTACACCTTCCATATGGCTTGGCTCGGGATTAGCATGTTAAAGCCTTCCCCGAATTTGAGCGAGTTTCGTCTAAAGCTTTCACTTTAGATAGGCAAAGAATTTACCGTGTTAAAGTCTGCACTAGTAACAGTAGTCGAGTTTAGTAAGTCCTCAAGCTGCTCTGGTGCAACTGCAATATAGGTCTGTATGCTAGGGTCAACATTATTCTCTAAGAGAATTTTTCGTGCTGACACTAATTTTGCAATAGTCAGACCTGCCGCAGGTGAGCCAACAGCAACTTGGTTTGCAGCTGGAAATGAGGTCGTGCTAGACCCATCTTTTCCTGTGCTGCTGTCTGCGAAGGCGGCTGAGATAATTTCATCATCAATCGCCCTTCCCATGCTTGCTGCCGCAGATTTTGCATAAACACTGGTCGGATCGGCAAGTGTTTTAACGGCATCAGAACTGTCTATCAAGTCAGCCCACTCATAGTCAACTAATGTTACCATCCTTCGGCTATGGGGGGTCGTCACCAAGGGGGTATCCTGATGGCGACTTGTGCGTTTAACCGCAGCAACTGAACCGACTTGATCAAAAAAAGCTTTTTCACCAGTTACAGATTCTTCATCGACAGCAGACCGCAAAAGCGACCCCATCTGTTGAGACAGCATCTGCACGTTTGCACTAAACTGGTTGACAAAAGCTGTTGTAATTTGCGTACTCATGCAAATACCCTTTCATCATTAGTAGGTTAAGTAAAAATTTTGACTGCGGGGGTTGTCAGTATAAATACTGGCTCCCATACATTTACGATGCTACTCGGACAGTTCACACTGTCAGTGTTGGAGGGGCTACTCTCAGCAGCTTATCCTACAACTATGGAGACAGCACATCATCATTTTCACTTGGCAAAGCCTGTTCTCTCAACGCCAACGCTTGATCAATATAGCTTTGGTGCTGTGGGTGTCGCTTGTCCCAATAAGGTGAATTTGGTGCTGTCAATTCTGCTACCCGCCTCATCGCTTCATCAGGTGTCATTACCTGTTCGCTACTGGCGGTTTTAATTGTATCTTCTGGTAATTGTTCGGCAAGTTTAGCAAACATTTTAATTATCGCGGGGTGATCTCCTAACATCCGACCATCCTCAAGTTTGACCTGATCAAACACGTCTCGATCATCCAGCAAAATGCGTGACGCATCTACGGCTTGTTTTGCTTTTTGATCAAATGCCCTGCCCCATTCTTTTTTCAAATCTGCAAGACCATCATCTGTTGCCTGACTTGCGGCTTCTGTCATGCTTTCCACAGAGTCGGTTGCCAGCTTGTTGTAAAATTCTAACAAACCCTGTGCCTGTTTGTTGTTTAATCCAAGACCATGTGCAGTTTCTGCAAACGCCCCGATTAGCTGGTCGTCAGATTCCCCTTCATATTTTAGATCATAGTTTTTTGCATCTTGAGGGCGACCGAGTCTGTCATAGACCTCTAACCACTCATCGTCAGTTGCGTGTTCAGATGGTAAAGCAATTTTATCTGCACCAATCAGTCTTTGTGCATTTACATAAGACTTAGCAAGTGAGGGAACATCATTAAATTTTAAAAGGCTGGCATCCATCTTTAATTCGTCAGGCAAGCTGTCACGCCAATTACTTTCATTTGTTGTTGTTGTTGTGTCTTGTTCTGTGCTAGGTGCAGCTGTCTGTTGTTCGACAGGCTGCGTGTTCTGTTGTGCAGCAGTTGTCTGTCCTTCATCAACTGACATTTTATGTCCTTTCTATTTTTTCGTGTTTGCAATCATGTTTTCAATCGTCAGCACAACTGACCGCTGACCTTCAAGAAACGCACTCTCATGCGAATCCCCTGCTACAAAGGTAGGGGTTGTCATGTGAAAGCGTTTTTTTAAATCATCTAAAACCGTTGTGCCATCTTCACTGTTAAACACTAACTTATAAGCAGCATACAAATCATTCAGCTGCTTGGGTGTCTGTCTGTTGTTGCTGTTGTTGCTCAAAATTTGCTACCTCCCGTAATGCAGGTGCTGCCTGACCTGCGGCTTGTGCTATAGCCATTGCTTCTTGAAGTTGTGCCTGTTCTTGTGCCTGTGCTTCCTGTTCTTCACGTTCTTCAATCATTTGTGATTGAGATTTCCGCACCACAGCGGGAACATCTAATGTGTCCAGCAGATAATCTGCCAACCCATCGACATCGACATGATCAAGAATAGGAGCAATTTGTGCCACCTGACCCATAACTTCTAATGCCCGCATGATGCTTTCCAGATCACCCTGCTTCTGAGCTTTTGCCAAAGGCGAAACATAGCGAATGTCTAAGTCCATGCCCGCAAGAAACTCTGGTGCTTCTGCAAACAAACCTTGGCGTGACATCAACATGAATGACCGCGTTATTAATGGCTGAAGTAATTCAGCCTGTAGGCGACCTAACACAGGAGCCATAATACGCATACGGCTTTCCTGTTCGCCTAAAATTTGTGTCGCTGTTTTTCGTGGAGCATCCATTGGCGGGAACAGCTGGTCAACATAGAAGGCATTGCGTATTGCCTGTCGCCTTTGTTCTTCCATGTTAATACTGACAGGAATATTTGCCCCGATTTGCAACGGCTCGATACGGTCACGGGTTCCGCTGCGGTAATAGTTTAAACCACCTGGGCGAGTGCGAACAGGTTGAACAAAACCATCATCTGGAACCATCAATGGCGGGTCTATAAGTTTTTGTGCCGCACGAATAGATGTTTCGGACATTCGATTCAACATTTTCACATCTGAAAGGCAGCTCATCGCGGGACTTCTTCCATAGGTGCTGATGCTGTCTTTTAAAAACCTGCACACTAAAAACGCCTGTTCCTCAAAACCGCTTTCCCGCAAAATTGTTTTTGAGTCAGGGTCATAATGCACAGAAGCAATCGGCATGTTTTCCTGTCCGATTTTTCCAATCTGTCGATCTTCGCGGGGCTGGATGACCTGCATGATGTCAAATTCTTCCAGCGGGTTTTTCTCCGCAGCTTCTGCAATTTTTCTTGGCAAAATAGACAGACCAAAATCATCAGCGGCTGCTCTGGCAGAGAGTTTGTATTTACGATAAATCGTATCGACAATGCCGCGAGAATTTTCGGTAATATACATTTCTGCAATGTGGCGAGTTGAAAACCGCAACCCAAACTTGGCATCGCTCTCAACATAAATACAGCCTGTGCCAAACGTCACCAGATCATAATACAGTTCATGCACTTCTTGCTGAAAGTTTGAGTGGTGAAATGCCTCATACATGCGTGTCGTGACAGTCTGTAGCCACTCCATAGCATCAATATTATCGGCAAGTGTTTTATCCTGATATGCCAGTGTGAACCAAGGGCTGCTAGCATTTGTCAGCATCCCATGTAGTGAGGAGGCTAACAATTCAACAGCATGAATGGCGGTTGCATCAAAAATTAATTCTGTCCGTTTGTCGCCTTCTTGCCGTTTCTTTGTAATGTCAGCCTTTCTGGGGAGGCAGTAATCTGCAATTTCCTGCCAATGACTTTCCCAAACAGACCTGTTTGACTGAAGCTTTGCAAAACGTCTGTGCAACGCTTCTGCTGTTTGACCTGCCTGAGAGTTGTTTGTCTGTCTGTTGTTGGTGGTGGTGTTGTTGTCTGTATATGTTTCTGCCATTTTAGCTGTATGCCTTGTCTGAAATACGATTCATTAAGCTCGTCTGTCCAAAACTCTGTGCAGCTTTTTCTGCACGACCACTGGTTTTCTGACCAAAACGTATCAAAGGATTGACCGCAGTTGTTGATGCAGATTTGTTACCCAACATCGGCTGTGGCGACACACGCCCCATTGCCCCCGCCAATTCCTGACTATCTGGCAACACAGACAGACCATTACCTGCTACGCGGTGTGTCATTACTGACCTAACAATGTCTTTTTCGTTGTTTCGACAGGCTCACCCATAATCGAGCGTTTCTTTAAACCGCCCTGCCCTGATGAACGCCCTAAAATTCGTCTGCGTTTATCCTCATCTTCTGCAAATTGTTCAGCGGCTTTTTGATCTGCTTCCGCTTGACTGACCTGTGGTGCAGGTGGGGCGGGTGCTGCTTGACTGACGGGTGCAATCGCACTGAAATGCTTACTGATAAAACTAATAACTTTTTTACTCATGTGTCTTTACTCTTACCTAAAAGACTGCGTGTTTCAATATCTGCATCATCATCTGACAGACCTGTTGGTGACGTTAAAATAGAGGCTCTACGCCCTTGCTGTCGGGCAATGCGTCTGCGTTCTTCCCGCTTTGCCTGTGCAATCGACTCATCTTCGCGTGTTGGAATAGGTGGAGGGGGTGCAGGTGGTGGCGGCAAGGGGGGCATTTTTGGCGGTTTAAAAAGAGCAGTCATGCAAAAACCTCATTTCCAAGAGGGTTGTATTTGTTATCAGCAAAGGGAGCCATAGGTTTGCGAAAGTCGTCGTGGTCACGCAGGGACATACAGAGATAGCGAAACGCATCTGCACCATGTGTCGCCCATGTTCGTTTTGGACTCGCTGCAAACACGCGGGTCTTGTCATTGTAACTTCTGTGATACTGGCGTAACGCCTCTATGCCACGCTTGCAGTTATCATAATCAAAGTAACAGCGTGACAGACTGACCTGTGCATTGTGAATCCCATCTTCTAAAGGCAGCTTTGGCAGGGTAATAAAATCCAGCCCAAGTTCGTAGGCAATTTCCCTGCGACTTTTGCCACTTCCTAGCTCACGCACTTCAATGTCGTGGGGGGCAAAGTGCCGCCCCCAGAGATACTTTTTCTTTGCCAGTTCTGACACATAATAGGGCAAGCCTTCGTTACGGGCTTCCAAGTAATCAACAAGATGTATGGCATGTCCAATTTGCTGATACATCCATACGCTTGTTGCGTCATTGACACCTAAATCCCACGCTGTATGCACCTTCCGCGACATATCAATCGGCACACGGGTAATACGGTTTTCTTCCTGTGCCTTCTCCATCTCAGCCCCATAAATTGCTCCTGGTATTGCGGCTAGGAAGCTGCACTCAAATTCCTGTGCATACTGGCTCTCTGACATCATGCTTTTGGCTTCTGTCAGTTCGCTCTGGGGTAACACCTGTGTCTGTGATGCTTTATGAAGTGACACAAACCATTCTGTCGGTTTCTGCTTTGCCTGTTCGTAAAGCTCGTAAAAAGCATTGTGACCCTTCGGTGTGCCGATAAAAATACAATAGGCATCCCGAAACCCCCCACCTTTTCTATCTGACAAGGCAGGGCGTATAATTTCAGGAAAGACGTTTTCACCAATGTCGGCTACTTCATCTATCACAATGCCATCGCAATACAGACCCCGCAATCTCTCACCACCATCGTCAGCACCCAACAGCTGCAAGCGTGACCCGTTTGGTAAATCACACCGCAGTTCCGTTTCGTTAAACTTAACTTTGGGTATCTTTTCGCAAAATTCTTTTACATATCCCCATGCTATCGACTTTGCTTGCTTATAAGTTGGGGCAAGGTAGTAGAAACGGGCATTGGGTCGCTGGCAGGTAATAGCATCACGCAGCAAATGGTTAATCGCCATAACGGTTTTGCCAAACCTGCGGTGGCAGACCACGACAGACCAACGGGATTCTGTCATTGCCTTGTGTAGCTCTGCTTGCAAAGGTCGGGGCGTATAGGGAATACGCACAACATTAGCAGATTGTCTGTGGTTAGTGGACATACCGTGAGGAAGTATAAGGGTTAAAAAGCAGACTATCTTCGTCTGCCTGTTCTTCAGACAACTGGCTGTCATCGCTGGTAGGCATGATTGTTTCAAAGGCAACCAACGCCATTTCTTCAGACACTAGCCCCCGCACAGAGATCAACAGCTGCCAATCACCTTCAGGCATCTGCATGGTGTGGGCGGTAAAAAAAGGTTTGTTTGTTGTTGGCATGGAGTTGACCTGCGTTAGAGTGAATGGGTGGTATTCGGGAGTATTATCGTATTAGCAGGGGCGGGCAAAAATGGGCGGGGTGGGGTCGCAGAAAACTGCCAAAAAATAAAGTGCCACGCCCATGCGTTAGGTATTATACCTGTAGCCACCCCAATAAAATCAATGACTTAGACATTAAATCCTGTGGTAATCCTTACAAATTTTAAGAGCTTTGGGGGGATGTTCCCTTTTCGTTCTTGTCTTTCACGCGTAGTGCTGCACCATGAGCAGAGTGCTTAGTATGGGTCTTTTCCACCCTCTCGCCCTGACAACAATCGTCAACCACCTGACCACAGACGCTGCATTGTGAATGACCATGCACCTCGATAGCTGTCGCCTTGCTTTGACAATAGCCGCAGATGATCGCGGGAAAGACTGTCAGTGAGAGTGTCACTTCTTCTTGAAGCCAGACTTCATGCCCTTATAGGCTTTGGCACTCACAGTGCTTTTCTTCTTGCTGCGTGAAGTCCCTGCCTTCTTTCGAGCATTGATGTTGTCATACAACCCACCACGTTTCTTTTTCATCTCAATAAGACCTACCTATTATCATTCAAATCAATGACGTTTGTCTGTTTGTGTTGT